CGGCAGCCGTTGTCTGGGCCATTATGGCTGTTTCGTCGTGCACGTACTCGGCGACAGCAAGCCGGCTTCGTAAGGCAGCGATCCCGTCTCGGCCGGCCAGCACCCAGCAGGACATGGACCTGCCGGCGGCTCTGGTGACTGTGGAGCCTGCGGCCGCGGCTCCTGCAAAAACTGCGGAACCGAAGCCGGCACCGCCGGCCACGGCTCCCGCGGTACAGCCACCAGCGCCGGCTCGGCCAGTGCTTGAGCTGGTCCGCGGCCCATCTGTTGTCCGCGTACCGCCCGCAGGCCATCCACCGGTGCTATCGGACTGCATAGCACGACTGCCAAACCCGACCTACTGGCGAGACCAGAACGAGCCAACGGACCTCGTGACGTGGACCCACGAGGGCTCGCACGGCGTATGCGTCAGAATGCCGAGGATTCAGGGGTCGCACGCGATCTACCTCCTCGACGGCCGATCGGTCTACCTCCGACATCCAAACCTGACGATCGGGGAAGTGGCTGCCACGATCCCGACAAAGTCGCGCGGCAGGATCTTTCAGCTCTACATGGTCGACCAGCGGCGGGACTGGGATCGTGAGCCGATCTACATCGCCGAGGAGTGGACCTGCTACATCCACGGAACGCTTGCACGTCGTCAGTTGGGACTGGCCCGCCGAGAGGAGACCGAGTCGCACGCCCTCGAGCTGGAGCGGTACTGCCGCGCCATGCTGGCACTCGCCAAGCGGAAAGACCCGACGTACCCCGACGCCGAGAAGCTGGCGGCTTTCATCGAGTGGAACTCGGAGCGGTTCAGGCGGTTCCAGAAAGTCGAGCCGGTTCGGTTGGCGGCAAACACGCCAGAGACCGCCGGCCGGTGATCGCCCTACCGTAGGACGTTTCCACGTTCAAGCAGGGGGTGTGGTTTGGTTTGATTTCCCGTAGATCGTTCATTTCCACCAGGAGCTCATACCGTGAGTGACGCCATCCGCAAGCTACAGAACCGCGCCGCCGAGATCGTGCAGCGCATCGACGCCATCCGATCCATCCAGCGCGACGAAAACTCCAGCGAGCTGGCCGCTGACGCCACCGAGCTCGACGCGCTGACCGCCGAGTCGGTCGAGGTGTCGAAGAAGCTCGACCGCGAGAACGAGATCGAGGAGCAGGTTCGCAGCCTCAAGAGCAAGCTGACCATCAGCGAGCCCCGCCCCGCTGCTCCCGCCGTCCACGTCCGCTCGCGGCCCCTCGCCATGCCGTCCGAGTACCGGCACTGGGAAGAGGCCGGCGTGAGCCGTGAGGGTGTCGAGCGTGTCGGCCACTACCTGCGGGCGCTGGCCAACGGGGAAACCCGTGGCGCAATCGCCACCAACGGTGCGACCGAGGAGCCGAACAGCCACGGCGAGCTCTCCCCGACCTACGACGGGAAGGGCAGCGAGCTCGTGGTGCCCGACTTCTATCGCGGCGTTATGGGTCTGGTGAACTACACCAGCGTGGCGTACCAGGTCTGCTCCTCGATGAGCACGACCTCCAACCGCGTCACGATCCCCCGCAGCGACGAGCAGGTCGAGGCCCAGTTCTATCTCGAAAACTGCGAGATTCTGCCCGTCCAGGTCAAGACCACGGGCGTGAACATCAACGTCGAAAAGATCGGCGCACGGGCGCAGGTCAGCAACGAGCTCCTCGAGGACGCCATCGTCTCGGTGGCCAACCTGGTGGCGCAGAAGCTGGCCTACGCCTTCGCTCGCAAGATCGACAAGGCCTGGCTGGAAGGCGACCTGGCCGCGGGAATCGTGGGCCTGCTGTCTGCCGTGTCGCAGTCAGTGACGGTTGGCAACAAGCTGACCGTCGACAACGTGGTCGAGGCAGTCAGCCTGCTCAACCCGCTGGCGGTCAATCCGGTGTGGGTGATGTCGCCCGCCGGCATGGCGATGCTCCAGGGCCTGGCGGCCGGTGCCATCGGATCGGACATCACCCAGCCGACGCGGATGACGATCTTCGGATCGCCGGTCTATCGGTGCTTGGCTCTGCCCGACAACGTGGTCGGCCTCTACGGCGACTTCCGTCAGGCCACCACGCTGGTGAATCGCTCCAACGGCCTGACGATCAGCGCCAGCCGCGAGCGTGCCATCGAGTTCGACCAGACTGTGTTCGTTGGAACCCAGCGATTCGGCGTGAACACGCACGGCCCGAGCTTCGCCGTCACGCTGTTCAAGTCGTAGTCGTAGCCGAATCCATCCGGCGGCGGCGTGTGCAGGGATGCCGCGCCGCCGCCGATCTCTTTCGAGGGTGACCATGAAGCCGACCAGCTGCGTTGTGATCCGGCACCCTCGCGTCGAGCCGGTGAGTCTCACCGAGGTGAAGGAGCATCTCCGCATCCTTCCAGAGAACGCCGAAGACGACCACTACGTTCAAGGTCTGATCGCCACGGCCCGCCGCCTGGTGGAGAGCCGGCTGGGGATCACGATGGTGGAGACACAGTACCGCGCGAAGGTCTGTGGCCACTCGGGCTGCGGGTGCAGCTGCGGCTGTGGTGGCATCGAGCTACCCAACCCGCCGCTGCTGTACGACGCCGAGCATCCGATCACGATCTCTACGCCGGCTGGCGACATCGCCCCAGAGGACATCGAAGTCGACGGCGACCAGTGGCCGGCGGTTATCAAGCCGCTGCGTGGATTCCAGGGGCCGGCGACCATCACCTACTGGGCCGGTCTCCTGCCAGAGGACGAGAACCAGCCCACGCTGAAGACGGCGATCATGTTGGCGGTCGGTCATCTCTACAAGCACCGCGAGGCTGTGTCTTCGGACGTGTCTATGATCGTCACGCCGATGGCGTTTGATGCCCTGCTCTCGGCCGAGAGCTACTCGGGGAGGTACTAATGCTGGCCGCCGGCGACCTCCGCGAGCTCGTCATCATCGAGGCCCTGTCCTACACCGAGCAGAGCCGACGGCAGCAGGTCGGTGGCAGCGTGTCCCACATGGTGCGGATCCGATACCTCGAGGGCCTGACCGGCGTGATGCGTCTGAGGTGGGCTACTCGAGGAAACCGGATTCTCTACATCTCCAGCGTGGTTGAGCGGAATAACCGCGAGGAACACGAGCTCATGTGCGAGGAGCAGGCCACATGATTTCGTTCAACTGGAACATCTTCAAGGACGACACGGCGCATCTGATCCAGGCGTTCGATAAGCTGCCAAGGCATATCGGGAAGAAGCATCTGCTGGCTTCCATGAAGGCGGCGATCCGCGCGGCGAAGGGCGTCCAGGTACTGAAGGCCCTCACGCCCAAGGCGAAGACCAGGACGGTGCGATCCGGCATCACGCGAGACGAGCGGAAGGGCACATTCTCGAAGGGGTCGCAGGGCTGGGGGAAGCAGAAGGGCGGCGCGATGCGGCGGGCCGTCACGGTGAACGCACGCTACATCGGCCGGAACAAGGACGGCGTGGCAGTGGCGACGCTGGGCTACAAGTACGGGGCCGAGAGCAAGAAAGCCATCTTCCTCGAATACGGCACCTCACGCGGCATTGAGCCGCGCCGCATGGTGGACAAGGCCATGAAGTCGATCCACGGACCGCTGCTGGGGGCACTGGGGAACGCGATGGCGCAGGCTCTCGACAAGGCCTCAAAGGAGTTGTCCTACGGCAAGAACCCTGGAAAGAGATATTGATGCCCTACCCAGAGCAATGGATCAAGGAGTCGATCGAGAAGTCCGCTGGCATCGGCACCTGGCCGCTGTTTGCCCCCGAGGGCGTGGCTCCTCCGTATGCCGTTTACCGCAGGGGTTCGACGCAGCGGGAGAGATACATGGACGGCCAGGCCGGCCAGCCAAAGGCCGAATTCGATGTCGAGATATACGCCGACGGCTACATCGCCGTGAAGGAGCTGGCCGAGGCTATACGCATCGCCTGCGACACGTTCAAGGGCCAGGCCGGTGCTCTTACAATCGACGACGTTCAGCTGACCGACGAGCGAGACGGCGAGCCCGTATTTCTCGAAGGACGCGACAAGCCGACGTACATGGTGAGCCAGACATATTCGATCCGTTGGACCGAACCATTCCCGAGGAGTTGACACATGGCCGGTACGCCCGTTGAGACATCCCAGAACACAACCTTCAAGTTTGGCACGATCACATTCCGCGCCACCGGTGTAAAGGTGAACGGCTCCGTGAACGAGACGGACGTGTCGACACTCGACCTTGAGGAAGGCTCGATGCGGGTCTACCAGGTATCGCCGCTGGTCGATGGCGACACGGTCAGCTGCTCGTTCTACGGAGTCGAGCGGCCAGACCAGACCGGCCCGCAGACGATCGAGTGCACGAAGTTCGGGATCAGCGGCACGGCTATCTGCACCAAGTTCACGAATGAGGCGAAGGTGGGCGAGATGATCACCGGAGACGCTGACTTCCGACTTCTTGGCAGCACGCCCGTCACCCCATGAGGAACGATCCGTGTCCTCATCGCAGGGGTCAACAGTCAGCGTAAACGGGCAGGTGATCGGCAAGCTGCTGAACATCGCTCCGTCGATCAGCGCTGGGCCGGCTTTCAACTGCACGCATCTCGGATCCCCTGTGCTGGGTGCCGGCGGGAACGCCCGCCTGGTGCAGCAGCTCAATTGCGCGAGCGTGGAGCCTGGCTCGATGACCTGTCGGCTTCTCGGCCTGCCAGGGATCAGCATCAACGCAGGAGGGTCTGTGACGCTGGCGTTCAACGTCGCCGGCTACGTCCTGTCGGGCGAGGCCTACCTGGACAAGTTTCAGCCGGAAGCGGCTGTGGGTGATTTTGTTCGGTGTTCGATGACCTTCCAATTCACGGGGTTCTAAATGTCGATCGTCACGAAAGATGCGCTCCTGTCCCGCCGCGTTGCCGGCCGCACGAAGGAAGTGGAGATCGCAGGCCTGGGCACGGTGCAGCTGCGATACCCGCTGTTCGCCGAGTGGTATGGCTGGATCGTGGAACAGAACAAGCTGGGCGGCGCGCCGGTGCCACCGAGCATGATCGCGTCCACCATCGCCATGTGCCTGGCGAACGAAGACGGCACCGCGATGCTGACGCGGGACGAAGCCGACGAGCTGCTCGACCTGGAGCCTGCCCTGGTCGTGAGCTTGTACGAGGCCTGCAAGAAGACAATCGCATCGGCCAGCGACGACGAAGCTGTCGAGGATGCGGAGGGAAAATAAGGGGCCAGCCGGAACTCCTGTTCCTATACCGGCTGGCACTCGCGATGCGGGAACCCGACGTAGACGCACTGGCTGAACGGCTGACCGTGAAGCAGATGCAGATGTGGCGGGCCTACTGGCGCTGCGAGCCATTTGGTGATGACTGGCGCAGGACAGGAAGGGCCACCACGCTGGCGATGAGGACTGCCGGATCATCGGTCGACCTCGACTTCGAGGAAAACTTTCTGCCCAGCTGGAAGCCGCCTGCGGTGGTCGAGCAAACGGACGAGGAAATAGCGGCCGAACTGGCGAAGATCCCGATCTTCCGTAAGCAGATGAGCGAGGTGCGTTAATGGGAAACTACATCGGCAAGGTGGCGGCCGTTTTCACGGCGAACACCAGCGGCCTGGTGGCCGGCACCCGCGAGGCGACGGCCGCGCTGTCGAACATGGAGTCGAACGTCAAGGGGATCAGCACCGGCATCAACTCGCTGGTCGCGATCCAGGGGGCTCAGCTGTTTGCGGGAGTTGCCAAGTCGGCAGCGGATGCCGCCGGCTCGTTCATCCGCATGAACGCCGCCACGGCCGAGCTCGTCGACGCTCAATCGAAGATGTCGCGAAAGATCGGCATCGCCCTCGCGGACTTCCAGGCCCTCGCCCTGGCGGGCGACCTGGCTGGAGTCAGCCAGGAGAAGATCACCGCGGCCATCGGGAAGATGGGCATCGCACTGGTCAAGGCAGAGCAAGGCTCGAAGCAGGCTGTGGCTGCTTTCGAGTCACTCGGCATGTCGGTAGAAGACCTTGCAAAGATGGGCGCGGCTGATCAGTTCAATGCGATCAGTGTCGCTATCTCGAAGCTGCCGACACCCGCCGAGCAGGCAGCCGCGGCCGTCCGAATCTTCGGCAAGGGCGGCAAGGACTTGCTCGACATCTTTGCCAACGGTGGCGAAGCGGTGAAGCAGGCCGCCGAGTACGCGGAGCTGTTTGGCTTGGCCCTGTCCGATACGGCCGGCCAGAACGTCGAGCAGATGATGGACGACTTCACGACGTTGGGGAAGATCGTGGAGGGATTCAAGACGCAGCTGGTGGCCGCTTTCG